CTTTTTAACAGCGTTAGAAAGTGAAGAGACTAAATTAAAAGAAGCTAAATTAGAAGATGGTACATTGATTACTATTGACGAAGCTACAATGGAGGTTAAAGTTATTAATGAGGATGGTTCCTTAACTCCAATTGAAGATGGTGAATATGTAATGGAAGATGGAACTAAGTTCATTGTTAAAGATGGTAAAAAAGTTGAGGAAGCTCCTCAAGAAGAAGCTCCAAAAGAAGAAGAAGCAGCATCAGAAGAAGAAGAAGCTCCAAAAGAGGATGAGGTTCAAGCTGAAGTTCATGAATTCACTTTAGAAGATGGAACTGTTATCGTTGTTGATGATATGGATGCTTCGGTTAAGAATAAAGAGACTGGTGAACCATTGACTGATGGTCATTATGTTTTGGACTCAGGTGAAGAGTTCGATGTTAAGGATGGTAAAATTGTGGTTGCTGAAGAGCAGTCAAAAGAAGAACTTTCTAAAATAAAATTTGGAATGATTAAAAGAGATAGAACTGAAGAGTTGTTATCTAAAATTGTAGAGTTAGAAAGTAAAATAAAAGAATTAGAAGCTGCTCCGGCTGCTGAACCAACGGCAATCAATGAAATGAAAGAGGTTCCGATGACTTTGGCAGAACAAGTGGCTTATAATATAAAGAAAAACAGAGGTCTTGTTTAAGGCTTCATAAAAAATAAATAAAAAATAAATATGGCAACTTCTATTACAACAAGTTACGTAGGTATTGCAGCTATTGATTTCGTGTCAAAAGCTTTGTTAGAAGCGACAACTTTAAAAGGTGGTCACTTAACAGTAATACCAAACATTAAAAAATCTTATAAACTTCAAATCTCGGATTTGGGTAACATCATTCAAGCTGATGGTTGTGATTTCACTCCAAGTGGTGCAGCATCTATTGTTGAAAGAACTTTAACTCCGGTTGATTTAAAAGTAAATTTTAAAGATTGTAAAACAATTTTTGAAAATCATTGGATGGCTGATAAAATGAGAGCTGGTGCTCATAATTCAGGTCCTTCTTCTCAATTCTCTTCTTGGTTGATTTCTTACATGCAAGGTAAAGTTAATGAAGGTATTGAAAAAATGATCTGGCAAGGAGATACTGCTGGTTCAGGTGGTGTTTATGCTACTTATCCTTTATTGACTTCAACTGATGGTTTAGTTAAGAAAATGACTGGAACTGCTTCTGGTGTTGTTCAAGTGGCTGGTACTACTTTAACATCTGGTAACATTTTAGCTGAGATTGAAAAAGTATATGCTGCTATTCCTGACACTGTTTTAGGTGCATCTGACTTAAAAATCTTCGTTCCAAGACAAGCTTTAAGATTATTCCAAACTGCGATACCTTCAACGTTTAATGCTAATAGTAATTTTGATATTACTAAAGAACAACCAGTTTATTACAAAGGTCTTCCTTTAGTGGCTGTTGATTTAGCTAACAACAAAATGGTGGCAGCAAGAACTTCTAACTTATATTTTGGTACTGATTTAGAATCAGACTTCAATGAGGTTAAAGTTTTAGACTTCTCTGAAACAGATTTATCTGATAACATCGGGATGAAGATGAGATTTGCAGCTGGTGTTGAATTTGCAATACCTTCTGAGATCGTTCTTTACGCTTAATATTAAAGAAGGGTCGTGAGGCCCTTCTCTTTATTCCTTTTAAGGAACTATAAAAATAATAAAAATATATGTCTTGTAAACCAAATGCGGGTTTGTTGAAAGATTGTGGATTCTTAATTGCTGGTATGGACAAGTTCTATTTAGCAAGTATAGATGATGTTGTTTCTTTCAATGATACCAATAATGATGATATATTCGAAGGTTTAACGATGAGTGGAACGGCTTCGGTTTTCTATCAATTTGACGTTTCTGTCAATACTTCTTCTATTACGGAAGTTTATACTCCATCACCTTCTGGTGGTTTTATCCAACAAACAGCTGATATTTTAATTCCTAGAGCTGATTCAGAAGCTAGATTACAATTGGAATTATTAGTAAAATCTGATTTAATTGTTTTGGGTAAAAATAGAATGGGGAAATTAATTGTGTTGGGTGTTAATGCTGATGGTACTCCAGGGAATGGATTAAAAGCTACTGTTGGTAACTTGAACTCTGGTGTGGCTGAGGCTGATAACGCTGGGATCCAATTAACTATTACAGCTCCTCAATTAAACTTCGGTAGAGAATATACTGGAACTATTCCTTTATAATTTGAATCTGTTTAGAGTATAAGAAAAACCCCTTAATTAAGGGGTTTTTTATTTTATAAAAAGTCTAACTTAACTCCACCACCAGAAAAATTGAAATATGAGCGCATCATCAGGGCATCACTAAAATCCGGAGAACTCCCACCCAATAATTTTTTTTGTTCATCTTTACTATTGATTTTATATTTAAAATCATCAGAAGCATCTCGAATAGAACTCAACTCTTTTTTAATTTGTTCTCGATATTCTGGTTTAACCGAGTCTAAAATAGACCATTTTTCTTTGGATAGTTTAAAATAACATTGACTTTTCAACATATCATACTTTTCACCCTTGAAAGGTTTTGAATTATTCACGAACCCTTTACATCTCAACTGATCTACCACTCCACCACCAACTCCGTCAGAGTCAGCTATTATTCTATTATTAGTCACTTTAAACTCTTGAGCCATTTCTCTGACCACTCTAACTGTTTCAGTGGTGACCACTTGTTTCAGTTGAACTATTTTAACAACCGACATACCTTTCCAAAGTACTATAACGGTACTATCTTCACCCAAACGAGCCACGTCGATGGTAATATAATATTGATCATCACCCCATTGAATAGGACTCATAATTTCATCTAATTTTTCACTATTAAATAGTTGGTCTGGAGAGTTAGCATATTCCCAGTCACCATATTCTAACCTTTTTAGTTGTTGTTCTGATAACATTGAGAGTTTCTTTTCATAATCTTTTCCACGGAATGGATTATAACCACCTACCGTTGAGATGAACTGGATCTCTTCTGGTAGAGTTCCCTTTATATATCGATCATAAAAATAAGACTTGACCCAACAATTTGAAGGGTTACAAGTGGTTAATATTTTTTTACTAATATTAAAATCATCCAATTTATATCTGATCCTAGAATAGAGGATTAAAAAATATTCTTGAGTGATTTGGGGAAGCTCGTCGATTAGTGCCCCCGACATTTCATATCCACCCAAGAAATGGGCTTCTGGATCAGAGGGTCTCCAATCCAAATTAATTAAATAGATTTCAGATCCATTCTTAAAATTAATAGTATTGGATTGATAATTAATATTAAAGTCTTTATCTTTTTCAATTCCATATCTTTTACAAACCTCTAAAAATGTTTTAAGCGTTGTTTTCTTCAAATCATTTAAGTTCTTTCTACACATTCCCCACCTGGATCCAGGATATTGTAGAGCTGAAAGCAATAACCAAACACCACCCAACCAAGACTTTCCACTATTGGACTGACCTCCATAAAGGATTATCTCAGTTGATTTATCATTTAGATAGTTCCAAGCTACTAATTGTTTTTCATTCAGTTCTATTTTGGTCTGCATCTCCTAATAATTTATTTAATTTATATTCTCTCATACCCTCTAAAGTTAAAAGTCCATTTTTTTGATAATCTTTATAAGATACTGAAACTGTACCATCAACATCACGATCAATTTTATTAAAGGTGGTCCCACAAAAAACATCACCATCTAAAATAATTATACGACATTCTGGAATATTATCTAATGTAGTTAATTTGTTTCCTTGACAATGAAAATTACGACCTACTTTTGTGTCACAACCTTTCAAAGAAGTTAATTGATTATTATGACAATAAAAACCATCACCCACTGTTTGAGGACAACCTTCCAGAGAAGTTAATTGATTATTATGGCAATCAAAATTACCACCCACTGTTTGTGGTGCACCTTCTAAAGATGTTAATTGATTATATTCACAATCAAAATTACCACCCACTGTTTGTGGTGCACCTTCTAAAGATGTTAATTGATTATTATGGCAATAGAAACCACCTTCTACATGCCTAAACTTCAAAGGTAATTTAGTTAATTGGTTATACACACATACAAAATTACCATCAACATCAATAGATCCATCATCATTAATAGTATAATTTTCAATACCAAATTCTTTACAAACTTTTATTATTTCATCTCTTTCCATAAACTATATATTATTTTTCTTGATCCCCTTCAAAAGTTCTATCGTCTCTTGATTACTTAATTTTTGGTTGATTATATCTAAACCCATTTGATAAGCCACTTTACATTGTTCCGTTGTTAAATAAAGTCCTAGATGATAATTGCGATCATTATAATAGATTTGAGCTCTCCATTTATTGATTCCTTTTTGAAAATTATACCCCCCTTTAACTTTATGACAAGTTGAATTATATCTAGGCGTCACCTCTTCTAAATTGTTTATATGATTATTTAATTTATTATTATCTTTATGATTGATAACTCTTTCCATTCCACAAGGATTATGACCCAAGAAAGTAATGGCCATTAGTTTATGAACTCTAAATGTTTTTCTAACTTTTAAT